TTGCACTGCAAGATCTCCCGTCGTATTACCAGAATTTATTATACATCGCGATTTCTAGTTCATTTGGCATGAAGGCGGGACAATCAGCCTTTAAAATGTTTAAAAAGAAATAATTGACTTAATTTTACATTGGGGGGAAAAATGGGGGAAGATAAACCCAAGAACCCACTTGATGAGTTCTGGGACCAATTAGGAGATAAGGCAAAAAAATATGTCAGAAGCTACGGATCCAGTAAACGTAATATACCAACTAAAAAGAGCGATGCAAAATCACATGGACGCACTAGTCCAGACGATAGCAAACGGCGGGGTTGACAGTATGCAAGAATACAAATATATAATAGGTAAGATACATGGTATCGATACAGTAAATCAGGAACTCTCTAACCTGCTAGAACCAAAGGAGCCAGATAAAGATGACCCAAACAACGTCACACGCATTAGAAGATAAATATAAAGCTGAAGCAGAAGAAGCTAAAGAAACACCTACCCAAACAAATTTAGATAAATTACCTGCTCCTACAGGATGGAGATTACTTGTTATGCCTTTTCAAGTTAAAGAAGAAACAAAAGGCGGAATTATAATTGCACAAGAAACATTAGATCGCGCACGTGTTGCAACACAAGTTGGATACGTATTGAAGATGGGTGATCTTTGTTATGAGGATAAAGAGAAATATCCTACAGGACCCTGGTGCAAGGAAAAAGATTGGGTGGTCTTTGCAAGATATGCAGGATCGCGAATGGAGATTGAAGGTGGCGAGATAAGAATGCTAAACGATGATGAAGTCTTAGGGACAATAGAAAATCCTGAAGATGTGATTCACGCAATATAACATAGAGGAGGAATAATCTATGCAAGAAGAAAAAATAGTAGACGTAGGTGACGCAGACGAACAAGCACACGAAATTGATCTTGATGCACAACCTGCAGAAGAAACACAACAAGAAGAAAAAATTGAGGTTGAAAAAGTAGAAGCTGAAGAAGCTCCTGTTGAAACCAAAAAAGAAGAACTTGATGAATACAGTGAAGGCGTAAATAAAAGAATTGCTAAACTTACTAGACGTATGCGAGAAGCAGAACGTCAAAAAGAAGAAGCTATTAATTATGCACAAAATGTTAATCAACAAGCTCAACAATTAAAAAATAGATTTAATAATTTAGATTCTAATTATACTAAAGAGTTTGAAAAAAGAGTTACAACTAATTTAGAAGCAGCAAAAGCAAAATTGCAAGGTGCAATTAATTCTGGTGATGTTGAAGCTCAGACTCAAGCTAATTTAGAGTTAGCAGAGTTAGCAAACGATCACGCTAGATTAGGTAGATTAAAAAGTGCTTATGAAGCTCAATCTAAACTACCACAACAACCACCTAGACAGGATTTTGCAACAGGTAATCAACCAGCACAAAAAGCACCACCCCCTGACCCTAGAGCAGATGCTTGGGCAGCAAAAAATACTTGGTTTGGTAGTGATAGTGCAATGACTTATACTGCTTTTGATATACATAAAAAGCTTGTAGAACAGGGTTTTGATCCTAATGCAAGTCCAGATGAATACTATTCTGAAGTAGATAAGAGAATAAGACTTGAATTCCCACACAAATTCGGTAATAATGAGGGAACTACATCTGAACCAGTTCAGAATGTTGCAAGTGCAAAACGCCCGGCCACAAAGGGGCGCAGAAAAACTGTGAAGCTCACACCCTCACAGGTAGCAATTTCTAAAAGATTAGGTGTGCCACTTGAAGAGTATGCGAAACAATTAGCCGCGAAGGAGGTATAAGCATGACAAACGAAAAAAAAGCAGTAAAGAAAACTTCCCGCGCGAGTACAACTAGGGCAAAAACAGAAAAGCCTAAAGTTTGGACTCCTCCATCATCACTAGATGCACCACCTGCGCCAGACGGGTTCAGACATAGATGGATACGCGCCGAAAGTATGGGTCAAGAAGACACCAAAAACATGTCGGGCAAAATAAGATCTGGATGGGAGTTAGTTAGATCTGACGAATATCCGGGTGAAGATTATCCACAAGTCTCTGAAGGACGTTATGCAGGAGTGATCGGGGTTGGTGGCCTATTGCTGGCTAGGATACCAGAAGAGGTCGCGAGATCACGCGAGGAATATTTTAGAAGTATGACTCAAGATCGTGAACAATCAGTAGAGAACGACCCTCTAAAGGAACAGCACCCAAGTATGCCGATCAATCAAGATCGACAGACTCGTGTAACTTTTGGTGGTTCAGAAAAAAGCTAATTTTTTAGTAATTTCTACCACCGCTAACAACCTTTAAGGAGGACAACAATATGGCAAATATAGACGCCGCATTTGGTATGAGACCTGTAGGAACGTTGAGCGGAGCCGGAAACATGATGACCAATGAGTACTTTATTGCAGATAACGAAGCTTCTGCAATGTACCAAGGTGATGCAATCATTCAACAAGCTAGTAATACTGGTTATGTTGATATTGCAGCAGCTGGGGACGAAGTTTGCATTGGCGTGTTGAATGGTGTTTTAATCGACGACCATCCTACAACAGGTAAACCAAGCTTCCAGAATCATTACACTCAAACGAATGTAACGACTGGATCGATAAGAGCTTTTGTATACGATGATCCGTATATGAAGTTTGAAATACAAGGGGACTCAGGAACTGACAGTGATGTAACAGACCGTCATGAAGTAGCTGATCTTGTGAACATGGGAACTACAGGAGGTAACGGAATATCTCTTATGGAACTCGACATGAGTGACTTAGCTGCAACAGATGGACAAGTTAAAATCGTTGGCTTTAGTACTGATCCTGAAAACAATCAATATGATGAGCATATGAATTACATTGTAATTTGGAATGAGCATCAGTTCAAAGAAGAACTATAATAGCAGGAGGATTATAATATGGCTATATCAAGACAACAGCTCGCTAAAGAGCTAGAGCCAGGTCTGAATGCTTTGTTCGGACTTGAGTACAAAAACTACGAAAATCAGCATAGCGAAATCTTCGACAAAGAAAACTCTGATAGAGCTTTCGAAGAAGAAGTAATGCTATCTGGCTTCGGAAACGCTTCAGTTAAAGCTGAAGGTGCCGCAGTTGAGTTTGATAACGCAAACGAAACTTTCACTGCACGTTATACTCACGAGACAATCGCTCTCGCTTTCGCAATTACTGAGGAAGCAGTTGAGGATAACCTGTATGATAGAATCGCTACACGTTATACAAAAGCACTGGCACGTTCTATGGCTAACACTAAGCAAATAAAAGCAGCTAACGTTCTTAATAACGCGTTTAGCAGTTCTTACCTAGGTGGAGATGATAAGGAGCTTTGTGCTACTGATCATGCTACTGTTGGAGCTGGAAACCAAAAGAACGAACTATCAACTTCAGCTGACTTAAGTGAAACTTCACTTGAGCAAGCTTTAATTGATATCGCTGCGATTAAAGATGAGAGAGGCTTTAAAATTGCTGCAAAAGGAATGAAAATGATTATTCCTTCTGCTCTACAATTCACAGCCGAAAGACTCATGAAAACAGCAAACCGAGTAGGTACTGCTGACAATGACATCAATGCTATCAAATCAAAAGGTATGATTCCACAAGGTTACGTGGTTAATAACTACCTTTCTGATTCTGACGCTTGGTTCATTAAAACTGACGTGCCAAATGGTATGAAACACTTTGAAAGAGCAGCTTTAAAAACTGGTATGGACGGTGATTTCGAAACTGGCAACGTAAGATACAAAGCTAGAGAAAGATACAGCTTCGGCTGGTCTGACTGGAGAGGTATCTTCGGGTCACCTGGCGCGTAATAGCGTTTCAGCTTAAATATTGAGGGCGGCTTCGGCCGCCCTTTTTATTTGCATTCCCTATATTAAAAGAGTATATTCATAACACTGCATAATCAAAATAGTCAGCATAGACTCATGCAGTAGACAATATCTCGGACTATGTTGGCGGAAAAGGAGACAATCATTATGGCTAATACAACTTTTAGCGGTCCGGTCAGATCTGAAGGTGGTTTTACTGTTGTTGATAAGAACTCGTCTACGGGTGCTATGACAACTGTATCATCAGTAAATTCAACTGGACAACTTTGGTCAATGGGATCTAGAAAAATCCAATCTTTTGCTGGAACTTTAGCATCTACGGATGCTGCTACTACAGCTTATGGGGATGGAGACGTTCTTGTTGAACTAGGAACTTTAAACACAGACTTACCTGGAAATTTAGTCACAGGCTCTAAATTTTTCATTCACAGAGCATTAATTGGTATAACAACTGCAGCAGGACAAACTCTTGTTGGTGGTTTATCACTAAGTGCAACAAGCGGAACATCTACAAACTCTGCTGTTTCTTCTGGAACTGAAATTGTTGGAGCAGGTGTTACATCTTTCAATGAGCAGTTAAGTGCTACACAATCTATTACTGAGGTTGATGTTAACTTTAATAATACTGCTGGTAATTATCACATCTTTGTTCCAAACGTAACGGCAGCGGTAGCAAGTAAATACTTATATGCATTTGCTACTACAGCTGTTAATGCTGATATTACTGCTGGTAGATTTACAGTAGAACTAGAGTATTCAGTATACTAATATAAATAACTTTATGTGGAGCGGGGGCTTTGGCCCCCTCTCTCTAACGGAGGAAAAATAAAATGGCAGACGCAGTAACAAGTCAAACTTTATCAGACGGCGACAAAACCGCTGTTATAAAATTAACAAACATTTCTGATGGAACTGGAGAATCATCTGTTCAAAAAATAGATGCTTCAGGTTTAACAACTAACCAAGCAGGGGATTCTTGCACAAGAGTTTCTATACAACAAATCTGGTATGATATTGGAGGAATGAGAGTAGCTTTAGAATGGGCTGCTTCTTCTAATGTTGTAGCAGCAGTTTTAGGTGGAAGTGCAGCAGCAGGTAATGTTCAAGGTCATATGGATTTCAGATCTTTTGGTGGAATTAAAAACACAGAAGCATCTGGTGTTGATGGCGATATTGATTTAACAACACATGGTCATACCGCTCATGATCATTACACGATTATTTTAGAGCTAAAGAAAAAATACGCATAGGGGTAGTTAATGGCAACTTCTAGTACAACTACTTTTGAAAGTACGTTCTATATCGATGAGATATTTGAAGAAGCGTATGAAAGAATTGGTCTTAGAGATATTACAGGTTTTCACCTAACTTCAGCTAGACGTTCTTTAAACATAATGCTTCAAGAATGGGCTAATAGAGGCTTACATTATTGGGAAGTTGCAGAAACCAATATAGATTTAATTGAAGGACAAGCAGAATACACTTTCTATAGGGCAAGTGGTGATGGAACTAGTTCAGTAACTGTTGCACCTTCTGGTGTATATGGTGTTGAAGATGTTCTAGAAGCTACTTATAGAACAGGTAGAACAGCTACTTCTCAAACAGATTCTGCGATGACTAAAATTAATAGGTCAACTTATTCTGCTATTTCTAATAAATTATCTAAAGGAACACCTAATCAATATTTTGTACAAAGGTTTATTGATAAAACTACAGTTACTTTTTACCCAACACCTGATTCTACTGCAGCATCAAAAGATGCTCATATTTATTATGTAAAAAGAATTCAAGATGCAGGTAAATTTACAAACACTGTTGATTTACCCTACAGATTTGTTCCTTGTATGGTTTCTGGTTTATCCTTTTATTTAGCACAAAAATATAAACCAGAGTTAGTACA